TTTGTGTTGCCTTTGTGCAGAAAGCATCACGACGAGCTGCATGCGGATACCGTGGTATTTGAAGAGAAGTATGGCTCCCAGTTGGAGCTGATATTTCGTTTTATTGATCGTGCGCTGGCAATTGGCGTGCTGGCCTGATTTGGTGGAGAAAGTTGATGCGTGATATGTATGAAGTATTGGACCGCTGGGGAGCATGGGCTGCAACAGAAAATAGTGGTGTGGACTGGCAGCCGATAGCGGCTGGTTTCAAGGGACTTTTACCACACGGTAAAAAGTCACGTCTCCAGTGTGATGATGATGAAGGCATCATGATAGATAGTTGTGTGGCTAGGTTGCGTAAATATAAGCCGGAAGAGTATGAGCTGATAATTGCTCACTTTGTTATCGGTATCTCATTACGCACTATTGCGAAGAAGAGAAAATGCTCTGATGGGACTATAAGAAAAAAGTTGCAAGCTGCATTGGGATTTATTGATGCAGTTATATATATAATACATGGGTAATTTATTAGACGGCCATATTGGCCGTCAGCTAAATAAATATGTAATAGCATAAGGCGTAAGTAAAAAGTAGAATCTAAATGTAAGATATAAGCCACATAAAACTATAATTCCTAATGAGGCAAAAACAACTTTCTGAACAAGCAATCTTGTGGTTAAACTATCAAATGTATCCTTTATATCTTCGTAAATAGCCTTGAAGTTATATTCTGCTTGTTGTTTTTTATGATTTAACTCATCATTTATTGCTGTTAAAGTTTGCCATTGATTAAATAGAACAAATAGAATCATAATAGTGAAGAACAATGCACCCAACACTACAGCTGTGTTTATTAATGCTTGACTATCCCAACCATTAGCCTGCTTCATTTGAGTCGCAACGATAATTGTTGCGACGGGGATACCTAATATCTGATTTTGTATGTCACTGAATACTTTATGTATTTTTCCCATCTCTTCTATTTTGGCTACTCGTAACTGATCCAGTATTTTCTCGTAAGAAAAACCAGAAACGAATACTTTGTATCCTTTTTGATAACTTTCATAAAGTTGTCCTAAATCCCTTAACATGAAGGAAAAAGAGGTTTCTTTAGTTTTAGATTCACATGATGATTTTATACTACTTGCTAAAATAGTAAGTTTTTGATCTTTATGCGTATCTTCTGCAAAGTTTGCGATCAAATTATGAATCAGATCTCCATTAACATTCATAAGATCATCGCTAGAATAATTTACTGGAATTTTTAGTACGTTGGATTCGACGAATACCAATTCAAAATTTGTTTCATCTAAATAAGCAGAACAATCTTTGAATAAAGTAATTAAGCTCAAAACATCTCTGTACTTGGATATAATAGCAGGCGACTTTTTATCCCTGTTGTGATAATTAAGTTCGATTATAAAGAAGTTACTGGCTTCCTTTATCCTATTTTTAGGGTTTTTTAAATACTCATTAAAAGAGAAATGTAGCTGCCCCAATCGTAATTTGGGGGGGGTTATATGTAAGGTTATAGTTTGGCCTAACTCAATGTTGCCAGATTCAAGGGTGATGCCAAAATCATGGGGATTCTCTGTGATATCGTTGATGATGTCACAGAGCTCCTCGTTTGAAAGAATGAGTGATGCTTCAGATAGGGTACCTGCAAATGTAGCGGCCTTGTAAATAGTCACTAAGTCTTTGAAGGTTCTCTGATTGTTACTGCTCATCCTCTTCACCTAATTCTGATAAAATCTCTGATCTTAGCGTATCCGGAATCTCGGTAAGTATCAATTTATCGTTTTCTGAATCATAAAGAACGCTGCCATCATGCAAGGCCGCACGCTCGAATTTCAGAGACCAATGTTTGGACTTTCCTTTGAAACTAACAAGCCCACGTATAACGTTGCCATCAGGCACGAACCCATCAGAGAACTCCAGATCGTCATTGGTTAACTTTTCAACTAACAACTCAGGAGCAGTTGGCCATATCTCGTTTGCAAAAACTTGAGTGTCGAAAGTTTCACCAGAACGATTTAAATTTTTTAATTTTTCATGAGCCTTATTTAGGAACTCTTCACGTGCCTCTGGTTCAAAACCTCTTTCAGTAGCAAATTCTAAAAGTGCATTCCGTAATTTTGTTGTTTCTTGTTTGGCAATTAGAATATCGTTGCAACCTAAAAACTTTTTGAAATAACCTGCTACTGAATTTTGCCCCTTTAGAAAGCTAATATATCTCTCTTTGCCATTCTGGCGCCCAGTTAAGTCAATTCGTCCCGCTACTCGAAGTTTAGCAATGTCTAGATATTCACTTTCTTGAATTTCAAAATCGTGGACTGAAGAGCCAACTGCTGATGTTAGGATTGCAACCATCAAATAATGATTTCCATTTACCTCATTATGGGCAATTATTACATAACCACCAGTAGACATTGATTCATCATCGGCTCTGGCTTTTAAATGATTGATCATTCGGATACTAGTATCATAAAAACTATGTGTTTTATTTACGAAATAATCATCAACGATATTACCCATAGGGTAACTATCGCGGTCATCTTCAAATTTCCCATATCCTTTACCTGCTCTCCCAGAGTACCTTTCAGTAAGTGCGTTAGAGAGGTCTTTTGATGCTTGCTGAACAGGTTTTTCTGAAGGACAAGGAATAATGGTGGCTAACCCCTGTTGTTCCTTGTTCATAATGTGAACAATAAACTTATGAGTGATATTAGTGGGGGTCGCTGATGCAGTCATAACAACATCCTTTTAATGGTTTTGAACAATTGGTGTTGATAATACTTCAAAAAATACTAATGCGTACGCAAAAAATACAGTACTCTGTTAAGAGTGGTTACTTCGCCACACAGCTTAAACCCGCCGTCGAGCGGGTTTTGTCGTTTCTGGGCTTTGGTATTCGTTGGGCTTGGTCTATCTAGCTCTTATCCATTGGCTCGGCTTCTTTTACGTTTCCGCTTCTGATTTGCGGTTCGTGGTACTCCCTCAATTTGCACCTCTTGTATCGGCGAGGTGAGAGATAACTACAAATGCCTCATAACCCAAATACCTGGCTGGAGTTGGTCCAGAGCTGGTGGCGTGGAGACACACCGCTGGGCGCAGTGATTATGTCGATTGTTATGGCTGGTTTGCGTATTGCCTATTTTGGCGGTGGTGGTGGCTGGAAGCGAAAAACACTCGAAATTCTACTCTGTGGCGCTCTGACGCTGACTTTTGCATCCGCTCTTGAGTATGTCGGATGGCCTAAATCGCTTTCTGTTGCCATTGGTGGTGGGGTGGGGCTGATCGGTGTCGATGCTATTCGTGGGGCTGCAATGAGAGTAATCGGTAATAAGTTTGGTGGCTCTAAGGAGTAATTTATGCAGGTACTAAATTCCCAGCGTAAAGCTTTCCTCGATATGGTGGCATGGTCAGAAGGAACGGATAACGGGCGACAACCGACACGTAACCACGGTTATGATATTATTGTTGGTGGTGAACTATTCACTGATTACTCCGATCACCCTCGCAAACTTGTCACGCTAAACCCCAAACTCAAATCAACAGCTGCAGGCCGTTATCAACTTCTTTCACGCTGGTGGGATGCTTACCGCAAGCAGCTTGGGCTGAAAGACTTCTCTCCAAAAAGCCAGGATGCTGTGGCATTGCAGCAGATTAAAGAGCGTGGCGCTTTACCGATGATTGATCGCGGCGATATTCGTCAGGCTATCGATCGTTGCAGCAATATCTGGGCTTCACTGCCGGGCGCTGGTTACGGTCAATATGAACATAAAATCGGTGACCTGATTGCCCGATTCAAAGAGGCTGGCGGGGTGGTAAATGAAGTTGAGCTATAAGCTGGTTATCGCAGCATTCTTCTCTACTGTCATCGGTTCTTTCATCTGGTCTGCTAACCACTACTACAGCAAATATCAGCACGAAAAGAAACGTGCTGATGAGGCTGTACAAAATGCTGAATCCGCAACCGCTATTACCAATAATGTCCTGCAATCACTGCAAATCGTCAATACAGTTCTGGAGGCTAACCAGCATGCAAAACAGCAGATCGCACTGGAGTCACAGAGAACCCAGGCTGATATCAAAGTGGCTGTTGCGGATGATGATTGTGCTTTACGCCTTGTGCCTGCTGCCGCTGCTGACCGGTTGCGGAAATACGCGGACAGTTTACGTAACAGTACCTCCAATTCCGCTTCCAGCTACTCTGACTTTGGAAACGCCAGTACCGCACATACCCGATACTCTGACCTATGGTGACAGTCTGGAGTTGAATGTGAGTCTGTTGTCAGCGTTGGAACAGTGTAATCTTGATAAAGCGACAATAAAAAATATCGACGCTAACAAATAAAAGGACCTGTAATTTCATAGAGATGATTCCATGTTAATATTGCTTCTTTAACTGGAGGCATATTGATGGATTGGAATATGTGGTCTGCTATTGGGGCTTGTGGTTCGGCTATCGCGTCTTTATGGGCGTTGTGTTATGCACGCAAGGCGTTAAACACATGGAATAGACAAGAGCAATTTAAAGTAAAGTTAGAGTTTAAACGAGCTTTACTTGAGCTGGAGGATGCCTTTGAGGCAATGCCCGATAATTGGAATTCCACACAATACAGAATAGCTAGAACAAGAGTTGAACAGCAGTATAATGCTGTTGTTCACCGAGTTGATGATGCAGCACAGCTATATTTCAAGAAAGAAAACCTTAAATCAGCATACCAGAATGCAGTGAGAGCATGGGTTTTATGTGAAGGGGGGATTAAAGATAAAAGTATACATGCTGAATGGAAACAACTCAGGACTGAATATAGTCAATATATTATGACTGGTGGAAATAAAAAGTGCTACTTATCAAAAATAGAAAAAATATATTCTAGAATTGTCGTGTTCATAGATTGATTTTTATATGAGAGAGACAAGTACTCTCTCATTATGGATATTTTACATGCCACCACGAACCCCAAAAGCCTGCCGCGTTCGCGGCTGCCGCAATACCACTACTGATCCGTCAGGCTATTGCGAAAACCACAAAAGCGAGGGCTGGAAGCAATACAAGCCAGGACAATCCCGTCATCAGCGCGGTTATGGTTCTAAGTGGGATGTTATTCGCGTGCGTGTGCTGCAACGTGACAAAGGCCTGTGTCAGTTATGTCTGCGTGCTGGTGTGGTACGTGAGGCGAAAACCGTTGACCACATCATTCCTAAAGCGCATGGCGGCACAGATGCCGACAGCAATCTGCAGAGTCTGTGCTGGCCGTGTCATAAGGCGAAGACGGCCCGTGAACGGTTGAAGTGATAATGATTCTCAACTTCCTGAGGGGAGGGGCGGGTCAAATCCCTGCGGCCTGACGTCTTCCGGACTGCCCGCCCCATCGTTTTTTTATACCCGCGAAAAATGAAATTTAACCAGGAGTGCCGCATATGGCTGGAACGGCGGGGCGTTCCGGGCGTCGCCCCAAGCCAACGGCGCGCAAGGCGCTGGCCGGAAACCCCGGCAAGCGAGCCCTGAATAAAGATGAACCTGTTTTTACGCCCATCAAAGGTGTTGAGCCACCGGAGTGGTTCGCTGAAGAAGATCTCCCTCTCGCCACGATCATGTGGCAACTGACAGCCAAAGAACTCTGCGGTCAGGGCCTGCTGTGCGTGACTGACCTCGCGGTGCTTGAGCGGTGGTGCGTGGCCTACGAGTTCTGGCGACGTGCCGTGAAAAATATTGCCATACAGGGCAACACCATCACCGGTGCAATGGGCGGCAGGGTCAAAAATCCGGAGCTGACCGCCAAAAAAGAACAGGAGTCCGAGATGAGCAGCACGGGGGCAATGCTCGGACTCGACCCCAGCAGCCGCCAGCGTCTGATTGGCCTGGCGGGGCAGAAGAAAGCCACTAACCCGTTTCTGAAAATCATCGAGTCATGAGCCGGAAATCTTACCCCAACGTAAATGCTGCCAATCAGTATGCCCGTGATGTTGTGCGCGGAAAGATTGTGGCCTGCCAGTTTGTGATTCAGGCCTGCCAGCGCCATCTTGATGACCTGATGGCGGAAAAAAGTAAGTCGTTTCGTTACCGCTTCGACAAGGACCTGGCTGAACGGGCCGCCAAATTTATTCAGCTGTTGCCGCACACCAAGGGTGAGTGGGCATTCAAGAGAATGCCCATCACGCTGGAGCCGTGGCAGCTCTTTGTGATCTGCTGTGCGTTTGGCTGGGTCAATAAAGGCTCCCGGCTGCGCCGCTTCCGTGAGGTGTATACCGAAATCCCCCGTAAGAACGGCAAATCGGCAATCTCTGCCGGTGTCGCCCTGTATTGTTTTGCCTGTGATAACGAGTTCGGCGCAGAAGTGTATTCCGGTGCCACGACGGAGAAACAGGCATGGGAAGTCTTTCGTCCGGCAAGACTGATGTGTAAACGCACGCCCATGCTGACGGAAGCGTTCGGGATTGAGGTTAACGCCTCAAACATGAACCGTCCGGAGGATGGCGCGCGGTTTGAACCGCTGATCGGTAACCCCGGTGATGGTTCATCGCCCCACTGTGCGGTGGTGGATGAATATCACGAGCACGCCACCGATGCGCTTTATACCACGATGCTTACCGGGATGGGGGCGCGACGTCAGCCACTGATGTGGGCTATCACCACCGCCGGGTACAACATTGAGGGGCCGTGCTACGACAAACGGCGGGAAGTCATCGAGATGCTCAACGGTTCGGTACCAAACGATGAACTGTTCGGGATCATCTATACCGTTGATGAAGGTGACGACTGGACCGACCCGCAGGTGCTGGAAAAAGCCAATCCAAATATTGGCGTGTCGGTTTATCGCGAATTTTTGTTAAGTCAGCAGCAGCGTGCGAAAAATAACGCCCGTCTGGCAAACGTCTTTAAAACAAAACACCTCAATATCTGGGTGTCGGCGCGTTCGGCGTATTTCAACCTGGTGAGCTGGCAGAGCTGCGAGGATAAATCACTGACCCTTGAGCAGTTCGAGGGGCAGCCGTGCATTCTGGCCTTTGACCTGGCGCGTAAGCTGGATATGAACAGCATGGCGCGACTTTATACCCGCGAGATTGACGGTAAAACGCATTACTACAGTGTGGCCCCGCGTTTCTGGGTACCGTATGACACGGTGTACAGCGTCGAGAAAAATGAAGATCGACGGACAGCCGAACGCTTTCAGAAATGGGTGGAAATGGGCGTTCTGACCGTTACCGATGGTGCGGAGGTGGATTATCGCTACATCCTCGAGGAGGCCAAAGCGGCGAACAAAATCAGCCCGGTCAGTGAGTCACCCATCGACCCCTTCGGGGCGACCGGGCTCTCACATGACCTTGCTGATGAAGACCTGAACCCCGTCACCATCATTCAGAACTACACCAACATGTCCGACCCGATGAAAGAGCTGGAAGCGGCAATTGAATCGGGGCGCTTTCATCATGATGGCAATCCCATCATGACCTGGTGTATCGGCAACGTGGTCGGCAAAACCATTCCGGGTAACGATGATGTGGTGAAGCCTGTCAAAGAGCAGGCGGAAAACAAAATCGATGGTGCAGTTGCGCTGATTATGGCGGTTGGCAGAGCCATGCTGTACGAGAAAGAAGACACGCTGTCTGATCACATTGAGTCCTACGGGATCCGCTCGCTTTAACTGAGGTAATTATGATCATGCTGATTTTCGCGCCTCTGGTGGGCGTGCTGGGGGCGCTTTTGCTGGCGTATGGTGCCTGGCTGATTTATCCCCCGGCGGGTTTTGTTGTTGCCGGGGCGCTGTGCCTGTTCTGGTCGTGGCTGGTGGCGCGATATCTCGACCGTACACAGTCGTCTGTCGGCGGAGGTAAATAGTGTTCTTTTCGGGATTATTTCAACGAAAAAGTGACGCACCGGTGACCACGCCAGCAGAGCTGGCGGAGGCTATCGGGCTGTCATATGACACCTATACCGGAAAGCAGATCAGCAGCCAGCGGGCCATGCGACTGACGGCGGTTTTTTCCTGCGTCAGGGTGCTGGCAGAGTCGGTCGGGATGTTGCCCTGCAATCTGTATCACCTGAACGGCAGCCTGAAACAGAGGGCCACCGGCGAACGTCTGCATAAGCTGATCTCCACGCATCCCAATGGCTATATGACGCCGCAGGAGTTCTGGGAGCTGGTGGTCACCTGTCTGTGTCTGCGGGGAAACTTTTACGCCTACAAAGTGAAAGCATTTGGCGAAGTGGCTGAACTGCTGCCCGTCGATCCCGGTTGTGTGGTACCGAAGCTTAACAGTAGCTGGGAGCCGGTCTATCAGGTCACATTCCCGGACGGCTCCACGGATGTACTAAGCCAGGAAGATATCTGGCATGTGCGCACGCTGACGCTGGACGGTCTGGTGGGACTGAATCCCATCGCCTATGCCCGCGAGGCAATATCGCTGGCAGCGGCGACCGAAGAGCACGGGGCCAGACTGTTCAGCAATGGTGCGGTGACGTCCGGTGTGTTGCGTACAGAGCAGACGCTGTCGGATCAGGCTTATGAGCGTCTGAAGAAAGATTTTGAGGAGCGTCACACCGGGCTTGGTAATGCTCACCGCCCGATGATCCTTGAGATGGGGCTGGACTGGAAGTCGATGGCGTTGAACGCCGAGGACAGCCAGTTCCTGGAAACCCGCAAGTTTCAGCTTGAAGAAATCTGTCGTCTGTTCCGGGTACCGTTGCACATGGTGCAGAACACCGATCGCGCCACCTTCAACAATATCGAAGAACTGGGGCTCGGATTTATCAACTATTCACTGGTGCCGTATCTGACCCGCATCGAACAGCGGATCAACACCGGACTGGTACGAAAAAGTAAGCAGGGCGTTTATTACGCCAAATTTAACGCCGGGGCGTTACTGCGCGGGGATATGAAGTCCCGTTTTGAAGCCTACGCCACCGGGATCAACTGGGGAATTTACTCTCCCAATGACTGCCGCGACCTGGAAGATATGAATCCGCGTCCCGGTGGTGATGTCTATCTCACACCGATGAACATGACCACGAAACCGTCCGATGGCAGTAAAGCCGGTAAGCAGAAGGATAACGCCAATGCAGACGAAACAACGTCTTGATGTACCGCTGAGTCTGAAATCTGTCAGTGACTCCGGTGAGTTTGAAGGGTATGGCTCCGTCTTTGGTGTAAAGGACAGCCACGATGATGTGGTGATGTCCGGGGCATTTGCCACTTCCCTGCAGGCGTGGAGTGACAGAAAAGCGTTACCTGCGCTGCTCTGGCAGCACCGCATGGATGAACCCATCGGTGTTTATACCGAAATGAAGGAAGACGATGTCGGGCTTTACGTCAGGGGGCGGTTGCTCATTGATGATGATCCCCTGGCAAAACGCGCACATGCACATATGAAGGCCGGTTCGTTAACCGGCCTTTCTATTGGGTACGTCCTGAAAGACTGGGAATATGACCGGAGCAAAGAAGCCTTTCTGCTGAAAGAAATCGACCTCTGGGAAGTCAGTCTGGTGACGTTCCCGTCTAACGACGAAGCGCGGATCAGCGACGTCAAGAACGCACTGGCCCGCGGGGAAATCCCCGAACAGAAAAAAATCGAAAGAGTCCTGCGTGATGTCGGACTCTCCCGTTCCCAGGCCAAAGCATTCATGGCCGGGGGCTATGGCGCACTGTCCCTGCGCGACGCTGAGGATGTGGGCTCTGCACTGAATGCACTGAAAAATCTGAACTTCTAATCAGGAGAAATACGATGGCGGTTGATATTAAAGATGTCGAACAGGTCGCGCAGGAGCTGCAGCAGAAGTTTGACGACTTCAAAGCAAAGAACGACAAGCGCGTGGATGCGATTGAGCAGGAAAAAGGCAAACTTGCCGGGCAGGTGGAAACCCTGAACGGGAAACTCAGCGAGCTGGAAAACCTCAAAAGCGATCTTGAAAAAGAGCTGCTTGAGCTGAAACGTCCGGCAGGTGGTGCGCAAAATAAACTGGCCACCGAGCATAAAGAAGCGTTTGTGGGCTTCCTGCGTAAAGGCCGTGAAGATGGTCTGCGCGATCTGGAGCGCAAGGCATTGCAGGTGGGCACCGATGAAGACGGCGGCTATGCCGTGCCGGAAGCACTGGATCGCAACATTCTCACCCTGCTGAAAGATGAAGTGGTGATGCGCCAGGAAGCCACGGTGATCACCGTTGGTGGTTCCGACTACAAAAAACTGGTGAATCTGGGCGGCACGGCTTCCGGATGGGTTGGCGAGACTGACGCGCGCTCCCAGACTGCCACCTCAAAACTGGGCCTGATTGAACCTTTCATGGGGGAAATCTACGGTAACCCGCAGGCCACCCAGAAAATGCTGGATGATGCCTTTTTCAACGTGGAAGCATGGATCAACAGCGAGCTGGCAACCGAATTTGCCGAACAGGAAGAAATTGCCTTTACCACCGGCGATGGTACCAAGAAGCCGAAAGGGTTCCTGGCGTATGAATCCACTGATGAAACCGATAAGGTCCGGGCGTTCGGCAAACTTCAGCATATTGTATCCGGCGAAGCGACGGCGGTGACCGCAGACGCCATTATCAAACTGATTTACACGCTGCGTAAGGCACACCGCACCGGCGCGAAGTTCATGATGAACAACAACAGCCTGTTTGCCATCCGTCTGCTTAAAGACAGCGAGGGTAACTATCTGTGGCGTCCGGGGCTGGAACTGGGGCAGCCGTCCTCTCTGGCGGGTTACGGTATCGCTGAAAACGAACAGATGCCGGATATCGCCGCTGATGCGAAAGCCATTGCATTTGGTAACTTCAAACGGGGTTACACCATCGTTGACCGTATCGGCACCCGCATTCTGCGTGACCCGTACACCAATAAACCGTTTGTCGGTTTTTATACCACCAAGCGCACCGGCGGGATGCTGGTCGATTCGCAGGCCATCAAACTGCTGAAGATTGCAGCGGCGTAATCACTCAGGGGCGCGGAACCGCGCCCCCTGTTCTGACGGGTGAAGAATCATGATCCTGAAACAAGATCTGAAATGGTCACCGGACGGTATGCGTGTTGAGGTCATTCGGGCCGGTGAGTATGACGACGGGGCGCTTCCTGCCCGGGTGCAGGAGATTGCACTTCAGGCCGGGTTAGCAGAGCGCGGAATTAGTGCAAAAAGCAGTAAAGCGGCAAAAGAGAAAAAAGCCACGACCAGTAAAGAGGGCTGAGTATGCTTCTGACAATGGAAGAGATTAAAGCCCAACTCCGGCTGGATGAGGATTTCGATGCTGATGACCGCCATCTGCAACTGCTGGCCTGTGCGGCACAAAAGCGGACGGAAACGTATCTGAACCGGAAGCTCTATGCACCGGATGAAACCATTCCGGACAGCGATCCGGACGGGCTGCACCTGCCGGATGATATTCGTCTGGGGATGCTGATGCTTATCAGCCATTTTTACGAAAACCGCTCGTCGGTTACGGAAGTGGAGAAACTCGACATGCCGCAGAGTTTTGGCTGGCTTGTCGGCCCGTACAGGTACTTTCCGCAATGAAAATTCGTCAGGCGCAGACCAGCGCAACCTACATTCTGCCGGACCCCGGTGAACTGAATAAACGCGTCCTGATCCGCCAGCGGGTGGATATGCCCGCGGATAACTTTGGCGTGGAGCCTCAATACCCGGTTACGTTCCGGACATGGGCGAAGGTTATCCAGACCAGTGCCACCACCTGGCAGGAAACCGCGCAGACCGGGGACGCCATCACCCATTACATCACCATTCGTTACCGCCGGGGGATCACCGCTGATTATGAGGTGGTCTGCGGTGACAGTGTGTACCGGGTGAAACGTCAGCGCGATCTGAACGGGGCGCGGCGCTTTCTGCTGCTGGAGTGTACGGAGCTGGGCGAATGTAGGCAGAGTCACGGAGGCAACAATGACGACTTCCTTTTTGCACGTTGATTTTCAGCAGCCCGCGGAGATGCGCTTTAACCGCGCCCGTGTCCGGCGGGCGTTTGTCACGATTGGGCAGCGTCATATGCGTGATGCCCGTCGGCTGGTGATGCGCCGTGCGCGGTCGGCACCGGGTGAAAACCCCGGTTATCAGACCGGACGCCTGGCTCGTTCGATTGGTTATATGGTGCCGAGAGCCAGTAAAAAGCGAGCCGGTTTTATGACACGCATTGCCCCTAACCAGCACAACGGGAAGGGGAACCGGATGATCTCTGGTGACTTCTATCCGGCGTTTCTGTTTTTTGGTGTCCGGGGAGGAGCAAAACGTCGTCGTAGTCATCATCGTGGTGCATCCGGTGGCAGCGGCTGGCGACTGGCTCCACGTAATAACTTCATGGTGGAAACTCTTGAAAAGAACCGCAGCTGGACACGCTATTTTCTGGCGCGGGAATTGCGTAAATCACTGAAGCCGGAGCGACGACACAGATGAAACTGACGCCTGTTATTGCTGCACTGCGTGCCCGCTGTCCGTATTTTGAAAACCGGGTTGCAGGCGCGGCCCAGTTCAAAAATCTGCCGGAGGTCGGAAAGCTGAAACTCCCGGCGGCATATGTGGTACCGGGTGATGATTCTCCGGGAGAAAACAAAAGCCAGACCGACTACTGGCAGGAGCTGAAAGAGGGCTTCTCCGTGGTTGTCATACTGAGTAACGGGCGTGATGAGCGCGGTCAGTTTGCCTCGTATGATGTGGTGGACGATGTCCGGCAGATGCTCTTTAAGGCTCTGCTGGGCTGGAACCCGGAGGCGTGCGGTAACCCGATTACCTATGACGGCGGCACGCTGCTGGATCTGAATCGTCATGAGCTGATTTATCAGTTCGATTTTTCGGTCATCAGCGAGCTGACTGAAGACGATACCCGCCAGCAGGATGACCTGAACAGTCTGGATGAACTGCGAACGCTGGCGATTGATGTTGATTATCTCGATCCCGGTAACGGGCCTGACGGCGATATCGAACATCACACCGAAATACCCCTTCCTTCCTGAGGATCATCATGTTTGTGAAACCTGTTAAAGGGCGGTCAGTGCCTGACCCTGCTCGCGGCGACCTTTTGCCCGCCGAAGGGCGAAATGTTGATGAGAACAACTACTGGCTGCGCCGTGAAGCAGCGGGTGATATCCGGCGCGTGAATAAAAAGGTGAACACCGATGACGATAAGCTTTAACACCATTCCGTCGAATACGCTGGTTCCGCTGTTTTATGCGGAAATGGATAACCAGGCTGCGAATACTGCACAGGACAGCGGAGCATCGCTGCTGATTGGTCATGCCAATAACGGTGCAGAGATTGTTGCCAACAGTCTGGTGCTGATGCCGTCGGCAGACTATGCACGCCAGATTTGTGGTGCGGGAAGTCAGCTGGCGCGTATGGTCGAGGCTTATCGCCAGACCGACCCGTTTGGTGAGCTGTATGTGATTGCCGTTCCGGAAGCCACAGGCGCGGCGGCAACGGTTACGCTGACGGTGACCGGGGAAGCAACCGAAAGCGGCACGGTGAATGTCTATGTGGGACGTACCCGCGTGCAGGCTTCGGTGACCAACGGCGATAACGTCACGACGATTGCCAGCAGTATCAAAGATGCCATCAATGCTGTTCCGACTCTGCCGTTTACAGCTTCATCTTCGGCTGGTGTTGTCACGCTGACCGCGCGTCATAAGGGGCTTTGCGGGAATGAAATTCCTGTCAGCCTCAATTACTACGGCTTCGGTGGGGGCGAAGTGCTGCCAGCGGGCGTACAGATTGCCGTGGCGACGGGGACCGCCGGAACGGGCGCTCCGGTTCTCACCGGCGCGGTGGCTGCAATGGCGGATGAGCCGTTTGATTATATCGGTCTGCCGTTCAACGACACGGCCTCCGTTAACACGCTGGTGACCGAAATGAACGATACCAGCGGTCGCTGGAGCTATGCGCGTCAGCTGTATGGTCATGTGTATACGGCAAAGACCGGCACACTGTCAGAACTGGTGAACGCAGGTGACCAGTTTAACCAGCAGCACATCACCCTGGCGGGGTACGAAAAAGAGACCCAGACGCCTGCCGACGAGCTGGCGGCAAGCCGTACCGCCCGCGCAGCGGTGTTTATCCGCAACGATCCGGCACGTCCCACGCAGACCGGTGAGCTGGTGGGTATGCTGCCTGCGCCGAAGGGGAAACGGTTCACGATGACCGAGCAGCAGACCCTGCTGTCTCATGGCGTGGCAACGGCGTATGTCGAAAGCGGGGTGCTGCGCATTCAGCGTGATGTCACCACGTACAGGAAAAATGCTTACGGGGTTGCGGATAACAGCTACCTCGACAGCGAGACGCTGCATACCAGTGCGTATGTACTGCGCAAACTGAAATCCGTCATTACCAGTAAGTACGGGCGTCACAAGCTTGCCAGCGACGGTACCCGCTTTGGTCCCGGTCAGGCGATTGTCACCCCGGCGGTAATCAAAGGGGAACTGCTGGCAACCTACCGTCAGCTTGAGCGTGCGGGGATCGTGGAAAACTACGAACTGTTTAAGCAGTACCTGGTTGTGGAGCGTGATGCCAGCGATCCGAACCGCCTGAACACGCTGTTCCCGCCTGACTATGTTAACCAGTTGCGTGTTTTTGCCGTGGTTAACCAGTTCCGTCTTCAGTATTCAGAGGAGTCCGCATAATGGCCCGTATCGGGGGAACCTGTTATTTCAAAATTGACGGTCAGCAGCTATCGCTGACCGGCGGCATTGAGGTGCCCATGAACAAAACGGTTAACGATGACATCATCGGTCTGGACGGTTCAGTGGACCGCAAGGAAACTCACCGTGCGCCTTATGTCAAAGGGACCTTCAAGGTGCCGAAGAGTTTTCCGGTGAGCAAAATCACCTCGTCTGATGAGATGACCATCACTGCCGAGCTGGCGAACGGTCAGGTCTATGTATTGTCGTCAGCCTGGCTGCACGGCGAAGCGAACCATAATGCCGAAGAAGGCACAGTCGATCTTGAGTTCCACGGTGAAGAAGGGGATTACCAGTAATGAAAGAGCTTGAGTTAAAGAAACCGATTATTGCTCATGGCGAGACACTCTCCGTACTGGAGTTTGATGAACCCACCGGGAAGGATGTCCGCGAGCTGGGGTATCCCTACCAGATGAATCAGGATGAGTCCGTCAGACTTCTGGCGCATGTGGTGTCGAAATACATTGTGCGGCTGGCGAAAGTGCCGCAAAGCTCTGTCGACCAGATGTCTCCGGCAGACCTGAATGCAGCGGCGTGGCTTGTGGCCGGTTTTTTCCTCCAGGCCTGACGGCTGAATACCTCACTGATCGCTTCTTTGACTGCGCCAGTTACTGGCGCATTAATCCCTTCGAATTGCTGAATATGCCGATCAGTGAAATTCCCTTGCTGGTCAGTCAGGCAAACAGGATAGAGCAGGAGAAACGCACACATGGCTGAATTTGAGCTTAAGGCGTTGATCACCGGTGTCGACAGGCTTTCTCCCGCGCTGTCGAAAATGCAAAAGAAAATCCGGGGATTTAAACGCCAGGCGGAAGAAGCGTCACAGGGTGGGCTGGCGCTTGGTGGCGGACTGGCAGCGGGTCTGACGCTTTCCCTGAAATCTTATGCCGATCAGGAAAACGCCGCCACCGGGCTGAAAGTCGCCATGATGGATGCGAACGGCGAGGTTGGAAAGAGCTTTCAGGACATCAATAAACTGGCTATTGGCCTGGGTAACCAGCTACCCGGTACAACGGCTGATTTCCAGAACATGATGCAGATGCTGGTACGTCAGGGGATCCCGGCAGAAAACATTCTGGGTGGTGTGGGTAAAGCGACAGCTTATCTTGCGGTACAACTGAAAAAAACACCGGAAGCGGCTGCTGAGTTTGCTGCAAAGATGCAGGATGCTACCGGAACGGCGTCAGAAGACATGATGGGGCTGTTCGACACTATCCAGAAGGCGTTTTATCTGGGCGTTGACGATACCAACATGTTGTCCTTCTTCACTAAAACCAGTTCTGTTCTGAAGATGGTGAACAAGGACGGTCTTCAGGCTGCACAGAGCCTTGCCCCCATCAGCGTCATGATGGATCAGATGGGGATGAACGGGGAGTCGGCAGGTAACGCCCTGCGAAAAGTTATCCAGTCCGGATTAAGCGTTAAGAAAATCAGGGACGTCAATAAAATCATGGCCCGCCAGAAACTCGGGGTACAGCTCGATTTTACTGACGGCAAAGGAAGTTTTGGCGGTCTTGATAACATGTTCAGGCAACTGGCAAAGCTGCGAAAACTGACCGACGTTAAGCGAACAGGTGTACTTAAGGCAATATTTGGTGATGATGCCGAAACCCTTCAGGTGGTCAATGCACTAATCGATAAAGGAAAGGATGGCTACGATCAGATCCAGCAGAAGATGAATAAACAGGCCAGCCTGAATAAACGTGTTCAGGCTCAGCTTGGTACGCTGTCCAACCTGTGGGAGGCAATGACAGGGACCGCAACTAACGGCCTTGCGGCTATTGGCGGCGCATTTTCTGGTGACGCTAAAAATATCACGCAATGGCTGGGGGAGTTGGGGGAGAAATTCACGAAGTTTGCGGATGAAAATCCCCGGATTATTCGCGGCGTCGTCGGGCTTGCTGCCGGTCTTGCGATTCTGAAACTGGGATTGATGGGCGTTGGCGGTGCCATCAGTATTGTCAGCAGGATCATGTCGATGACGCCGATTGGCATGATTGCGACGGCGATAGCCCTGGCTGCGGGATTAATTATCACTAACTGGGATGTTGTCGGACCTTATTTTAAGAAACTATGGGAAACCATTGGTCCTTATTTTGAGGCTGGCTGGGAACTCCTTAAGAAAGTTTTTGCCTGGTCGCCGCTGGGGATGGTGATCAATAACTGGGGACCGGTTGTTAAGTGGTTTCAGGATATGTGGGATAAGCTGAAGCCGATTATTGAATGGTTTACCGACAGTTCCGGTGACACGGTCGATGCCATTAACTCGGCGCAGTGGGGCGCGGGTGCTTATGATGCTTATGGGACGGGAATACCGGCACGGGGATACACTCCTTATCCGGCGGTGGATCCGGCTCAGGTAAACAACGCCTCCGATGCCACAGGCTCGAATCCCTTCATGATTAATAAAGCTACCGCGCCAAAAGTTGATGGTGAGATCAAGGTATCATTTATAAATATGCCACCAGATATGCGGGTTACGGAAACACGCTCCAGTGGCATTGATATAAATCACGATGTCGGCTATACCCGATTTTGGTAGCCAGGATTCCCCTCACAGGTATTGCTGGTTGTAAGTCATAAATAGAGTGATAGAATTAATGCACATTTAGAAAAATGTTAATAGGCGAAAAATGAAAGGCTATATCACAGCAAGTGTAATTCTTGGAGCAGCGGCTATTTTTTCATCTCTCATAATCTCTGGCAACATCTCCTTTAAAGATGAACATATTATTCAGTTATCTGGAGGAGCCATAAAACTTGGTGATGTTTATAAAGAAAATAAATTGATAAGTGCAAAGATTATTTTTCCAGATAATCAGGGTGAACAGATTCTTGTTGTCGACGGCAATCCTGAAAACTTTAAGGAGGATTTTCAGGAGAAATTAAATAAAGTAATAAAAACTTTAAATGCGTCAAAGAAAAAAGATGAAGAGAAAGTTAGCCTGGATAATTTAAGTGTTATTGAAGAGTCTAAACTAGAGCTCGTTTCTGCGGTGCGTTACTCTGCTCAGTATGTTCCTATGTTTACTCTGACGCTGGACAAAAAAGAAATTACCATGCCTAAAAATACGGTAATATTTCCATTTGCCAGCGATGAAACAGCTAAGTATTTAAATGAACAACAGCAAAAGTATAAAGATTCGTTGTTTCTGACTCGCTAATTAATAAAATTCATTACAAGGCCACCTTCTAATAGGTGGCTTTTTTATTTTCGGAGTGTATATGACGTGGAAAGACAGGCTTCAGGATGCGTCATTTCGAGGTGTGCCGTTTAAGGTTGAAGAAGAAAGTGCGGGAACCGGCCGTCGTGTGGAAACACACGAATATCCGAACCGCGACAAACCCTATACCGAAGATCTGGGAAAAGTCACTTTCCGCCCGTCCATCACGGCTTATGTGGTGGGAGATGACTGCTTTGACCAGCGCGATCGCCTGATTGACGCGCTGAATAAACCCGGTCCCGGCACGCTTGTCCACCCGACATACGGTGAGTTGAAAGTCTGTGTTGACGGGGAAGTTCGGGTCAGCACATCGAAGAGTGAAGGGCGTATTGTCCGCTTTGACCTGAAGTTTGTCGAAGCGGGAGATCTCTCTTACCCCACATCAGGCGTGGCGACGGCGCAGACGCTGATGTCATCCTGTTCTGCACTGGATGACTGCATCAGTGACAGCTTCAGCGGTTTCAGTATCGATGGCGTGGCGGATTTTGTGCAGAACGACGTTATCGGTAATGCCAGCACAATGCTTGGGTATGTTTCTGATGCGATGAAAGTGGTGGATTCTGCCGTATCGGATGCCGCCAGGCTGTTGCAGGGTGATATCTCGGTACTTCTGCCGCCGCCATCGTCAGGCAAAAATTTCGTTGAGCAGGTGCAGAAAATGTGGCGTACCGGGAAACGCCTTTATGGTAACGCCAGCGACCTGGTCACCATGATCAAAACGCTTTCCGGTGTCAGCCTCGGCAGCGATCTGCAACCGCGCGGCGTCTGGAAAACGGACAGTAAAACCACCGCCACGGCGACGCAGCAGCGTAACGTGGTTGCCAGCACCCTTCGTACGACCGCAATCAGCGAAGCGGCGTATGCCGTCATCCGATTGCCTGCGCCAACAACTTCCGCGGTGATGCAGAATGCCACAGTGGGGCAGGCAACAACACCCGCGCAGAGCACTGGCTGGCCTTCCGTCACGCATCCGGCACTGAACAATGCACCGGCGGTGAAAAACACGGTTGACCTGCCGACGTGGGAAGAACTGACTGACATTCGCGACACACTGAATACGGCAATTGATAAGGAGTTGTCCCGTACAACCAGCGATGCGCTGTTTCTGGCGCTGCGCCGGGTGAAAGCAGATCTGAATGCGGATATCAACACGCGCCTTGAACAGTCTGCACGGATCATTCAGCGCACACCGGATGAGGTTTTACCCGCGCTGGTGCTGGCGGCGACCTGGTTTGATAACGCGGCGCGTGACGCGGACATTATCCGGCGTAATGCCATTACGCATCCCGGCTTTGTGCCGGTGATCCCTCTGAAGGTGCCAGTGCAATGAACGACAATGTCACGCTACGGGTAAATGGCCGGGAGTGGAATGGCTGGACATCGGTGCGCATCGGTGCCGGTATTGAACGGCTGGCGCGGGATTTCAGTGTGGAGATCACCCGCCAGTGGCCGGGTGATGAGGGTATTACCACGCTTCAGCCGCGCATTAAAAACGGTTCAAAAGTGGAGGTGCTGATTGGTGATGAGCGGGTGATCACCGGCTGGGTGGAGGCGACGCCCGTTCGTTACGATGCCCGTTCGGTCAGCACCGGTATTGCCGGACGCAGTCTGACTGCTGACCTGATTGACTGTGCAGCCGAACCGACACAGTTTAACGGACGATCACTGGTACAGATTGCGCAGGCGCTTGCTGCGCCCTTCGGCATTGAGGTGGTGAACAGCGGTGCGCCGTCGGGTGTTATTCCTGATGTCCAGCCTGATCACGGTGAAACGGTGATCGAGGTGATTAACAAAATACTCGGTCAGCAGCAGGCGCTGGCTTATGACGACCCGCACGGCAGGCTGGTGATTGGCGGTATTGGCTCAACGCGGGCACATACCGCGCTGGTACTCGGGGAAAACATCCTTTCCTGCGATACGGAGAAGAGTATCCGGGAGCGATTTTCTGTTTACCAGGTGGCGGGGCAGCGTGCCGGAAACGACGATGATTTCGGTGAGGCCACCACCACCGCGCTGCGGGCCCGCACAGAGGACGCATTTATTGCCCGTTACCGTCCGATGTATATCAGGCAGACAGGGCAGGCTACGGGGGCAGGTTGTATTGCCCGTGCGGACTTTGAAGCCCGACAACGGGCGGCGCGGACGGATGAAACCACCTATGTGGTGCAGGGCTGGCGACAGGGTAACGGTACGCTGTGGCAGCCCAACCAGCGGGTGATTGTCTTTGATCCGGTCTGTGGTTTCGACAATACCGAACTGCTTGTTTCGGAAGTCACGTTTACTCAGGACCAGAACGGCACCCTGACGGAAATCCGTGTCGGCCCGCCTGATGCTTATCTGCCTGAACCCGAAGCCCCCGGCGCGCGGAAAAAGAAAAAAGCCAGAGTACAGGAGGACCCGTTCTGATGAGGACGATTGAAGCCATGCAGCGACAACTCCTCGGCCTGATTGGGCGGGCCGTGGTGAAAAGCATCAGTGCCGCCACGAAATGTCAGACCGTGGATGTGTCCCTGATTGCCGGTGAACCCAAAGCCGGGGTTGAACATCTTGAACCCTACGGTTTTACCGCAAGGGCAAACAGCGGTGCGGAAGCGGTGGTGTTGTTTCCGGATGGCGACCGTTCTCATGCGGTGGTTGTTACGGTGTCGGACCGTCGCTACCGCCTGAAAGGGCTGCAGACGGGTGAGGTGGCTGTCTATGACGATCAGGGGCAGTCCGTGACGCTGACCCGGGAGGGGATCGTGGTGGACGGTGCAGGTAAAACGATCACGTTTCGCAATGCACCTGAAGCACGTTTTGAAATGGACCTGGAAGTGACCGGACAGGTGAAAGACCTGTGCGACTCCGGCGGCACCACCATGTCAGCGATGCGGCTTGCCTATAACGGGCATCGTCACAGAGAGAACGGTCAGGGCAGTAACACCGACAAACCGGATAAAGCGATGGAGGCATGATGGAACTGTGGCTGACGGTGAACGGTAAACGCACCTGCGCCAGCGCACCGCTGGATCCGCTGACCCGCTCCGTGGTGATTTCCCTGTTTACCTGGCGGCGGGCGGAGCCTGATGACAACGCCGACGTCCCGATGGGATGGTGGGGGGATACCTGGCCTGCGGTACAGAATGACCGTTACGGCTCCCGACTGTGGCTGCTTCAGCGCAGCAAACTGACCAATCAGCTGGTGCAGACGGTAAGGGGGTATATCCGCGAATGCCTGCAATGGATGATTGATGATGGCGTGGTGTCCCGTATTGATCTGGATATCCGCCGCACCGGGATTAATGAACTGGGTAACAGTATCACTCTCTGGCGTCGTGACGGACCGGTAATGATTTCTTTTGATGATCTGTGGAGTGCGATAACGCATGGCGGACAGTGAATTTCAGCGCCCGACGCTGGCAGAAAATATCAGTATGCTCCGTAACGATTTATTCGCCAGGCTGGACGTCAGCGACACGCTCCGGCGCATGGATGAAGACGTGCGGGCAAAGGTGTATGCGGCGGCGCTGCATACGGTTTACGGTTACATCGATTATCTGGCAATGAACATGCTGCCTGACCTGTGCGATGAGTCCTGGCTGGCGCGACATGCTGCGATGAAACGGTGTCCGCGCAAGGGGGCCACGGCTGCCAGCGGGTATATGCGCTGGGAAGGTGTCAGCGATGGCCTGAAGGTGACCGCCGGGAGTGTTATTCAGCGCGATGACCTGGTTCAGTACACGGCAACTGCCGATGCAACCAGCTCCGGTGGTGTCCTGCGCGTGCCGATCGCCTGCTCAAGTTCAGGCGCGGTCGGTAACGCTGACGACGGTACGTCATTAATCCTGGTCACGCCGGTGAATGGTCTGCCGTCTTCCGGTGTGGCTGACACCCTGACAGGCGGATTTGATACTGAAGATCTGGAAACGTGGCGCGCCCGCATCATTGAGCGGTATTACTGGACGCCGCAGGGCGGGGCTGACGTGGACTATGTCGTCTGGGCTAAAGAAGTGCCCGGCATTACCCGCGCATGGACATACCGTCACTGGATGGGAACGGGAACTGTCGGTGTGATGATTGCCAGCAGTGACCTGATTAATCCCATTCCGGAAGAATCAACGGAAACGGCGGCAAGACAACACATTGAGCCACTGGCCCCGGTGGCAGGCTCTGATTTGTATGTATTCAGGCCGGTGGCGCATAAAGTGGATTTTCATATCCGCGTGACGCCGGACACACCGGAAATACGGGCTGCCATCACCGCAGAGTTGCGTTCGTTCCTGCTGCGTGATGGTTATCCTCAGGGAGAACTGAAGGTATCGCGTATCAGTGAGGCGATTTCCGGTGCGAACGGGGAATACAGCCATCAGTTGCTTGCCCCGGCGGACAATATCTCCATTGCAAAAAATGAACTGGCGGTTCTGGGGACGATTTCATGGACGTGACAAACGATGATTACATCCGCCTGTTATCGGCACTGTTGCCGCCCGGTCCTGCATGGTCAGCCAGCGATCCGGCGATTGCCGGTGCGGCACCTTCATTAACCCGCGTTCATCAGCGTGCGGATGCCCTGATGCGGGAGCTGGATCCGCGCACCACCACTGAACTGATAAACCGCTGGGAGCGTCTGTGCGGTCTGCCGGATGAATGTATTCCCGCAGGGACACAGACCCTTCGCCAGCGTCAGCAACGGCTGGATGCGAAGGTTAATCTGGCGGGCGGCATCAATGAGGATTTTTACCTTGCACAGCTTGCTGCCCTGGGCAGACCAGACGCTACTATCACGCGATACGATAAAAGCACGTTCACCTGCTCATCGGCCTGTACTGACGCAGTGAATGCGCCGGAATGGCGGTATTACTGGCAGGTCAACATGCCAGCCGCCACCAACACCACCTGGATGACATGTGGCGATCCCTGTGATTCCGCACTGCGTATCTGGGGCGACACCGTTGTCGAGTGCGTGCTTAACAAACTCTGCCCTTCGCATACCTACGTAATTTTTAAATATCCGGAGTAATCCATGCATCGTATAGACACGAAAACCGCGCAGAAGGATAAGTTCGGCGCGGGTAAGAACGGTTTTACCCGTGGTAACCCCCAGACCGGCACACCTGCCACCGATCTGGATGATGACTACTTTGACATGTTGCAGGAAGAACTTTGTAGCGTGGTGGAGGCCTCCGGTGCCAGCCTGGAGAAAGGGCGGCATGACCAGATGCTTACCGCACTTCGTGCGCTGCTGTTAAGCCGCAAGAATCCGTTTGGCGATATCAAATCGGATGGCACTGTGCAAACGGCTCTCGAAAACCTTGGTTTGGGAGAAGGCTCTGCATTACCTGTTGGTGTGCCTGTTCCATGGCCTTCAGCCACACCGCCAACAGGCTGGCTGAAATGCAACGGTGCGGCTTTTTCTGCTGAAGAATACCCGGAACTGGCAAAGGCTTATCCGACAAATAAATTGCCTGATTTACGTGGTGAGTTTATTCGTGGCTGGGATGACGGGCGCGGTATTGATGCAGGACGTGTTTTATTGAGCATTCAGACAGGGATGCTGGAAAAACACCGCCATATTGTTGTTGCCAATGATGGTTACGACACAAAAGATGAATGGGAACTGGCTACGATTTTCAAAAAGACATACACACAAGGACGGGGACTTGATGCCACAAATACAGGAGGGAGTCTGATCCCATCACCGACACTTCATTCACGAGGGAGTATCGGTAATACTGGCGGGAGTGAAACCCGTCCACGAAATATTGCATTTAACTATATCGTGAGGGCTGCATAATGGATAACGCCGTATTAAATAGCGAGCTTATTGCCACGAAGGCGGGGAATATTACCGTCTATAACTATGATGGTAAAACTCGGGAATATATTTCTACTTCAAATGAATATCTTGCCATTGGTGTCGGTATCCCTGCATATTCCTGTCTGGATGAACCTGGTATACATAAGGCGGGTTATGCTATCTGCCGTTCGATGGATTTAAACTCATGGGAATATGTGCCAGACCATCGCGGTGAAATCGTCTATAACACCGAAACGGGAGACGCCAAAGAAATCACAGCTCCGGGTGATTATCCTGAAAATACAACCACTATCGCCCCGTTAACGCCATTCGATAAATGGGATGGTAAGAAATGGGTGACCGATACTGAGGCACAGCATAGCGCCGCAGTAGACGCGGCAGAAGTACAGCGTCAGTCACTGATTAATACTGCAATGGCTTCCATTAGTCTGATTCAACTTAAATTGCAGGCCGGGCGGCAGCTGATGCAGGCAGAGACCACCCGACTTAACACTGTGCTGGATTACATTGACGCGGTGACGGCAACAGATACCAGCACAGCGCCGGATGTCATCTGGCCTGAACTGCCGGAGGCGTAGGCCATTCAATATCTGGCCCACTGGAGGTATCAACCAGCTCCAGTGCGTCCAGGTAATCCAGCCACAAATTATATTGCGCCAGTTCCTCGTCTTTCAGACGACCAATAGCGGCTTTACCGGGCCATTGTTTACTGTTCATGTATTCGTTGGCCAGATTAAGCAATAATTGCCTTTCTGATTCTGCCTGTTGAATAAGTTCTTCATGTGATGGTGGAGGTATTAGTGCCCATGTGGGTAATCCATTTTCTCCTGCAACACGAATTTTGCCATCTGGGGGCGTATTTATTGCAAATTCATTATAAACATCATCACTGACAGCCAGAGCATCATCTGGCCATGAATTTGCATTAATGTAATCATCCTTAAGTGCAGGATTCACAAAAATGTTTAAAGATGGACTATAAAACATATTACACCCCTATAGCGATATAACGACCTAATACAGCGTTTGCAGCAGTCGCTATGCTTGAAAAACCGCGGAACTGATTTGATGTAATTGCAGAAGCCGACAGGATTCCTGCGCCTGAAGGTGTATGCCCCACATGACTAACTATCATTCCATAACATGCTGACGGAAAGGCAAAAGGAAAATCATTAAGATATCCGGCATCTTCACCACCAGACCCACCAAATCTCGCCTGCCCCCACTGAATAATCAGTGTTCTCCGGGAACCTGAAATAATTAACGGAATCGTTACATACCCATTCAGACCAATGACACCCGATGCAGTGCCAGCCAGAGATAATTCTCCCAAACCAACGTTTATGAAAATGCAGAAATAACAAGCAAATGGCAT